AGGTAACACAAGAGGAAACATATCATAGTAAGGTAATATTTCTTTGTACTTTGGATTGTAACGAAAGAAGTTTAGACCTCTGAATTGTGGACTTGCATATAGTCTACCTTTCATAAGTTTATTCTTTGTTATTGTGTCCATAAGAGACTTAACTTTACCACGATACCATTGAAGTGATTTATCTCTATCACCTGCCAGATTTCTTATAGGTTCAAATACTTTTGTTGCCATGTTACTATTTATATCTAAATAAGGATATGATTAAGCGAAAGAAGAAGATAGGTAAGTATGTCCATAAGATGGCAGTAAAGAACAAGTATAGACCATATAATCCAGAGAAATACAAAGGTGACCCTACAAATATTATCTTTAGAAGTAGTTGGGAAAAGACTGTATTCAAGTATTGTGACTTAAATCCAGCAATACTTAAATGGTCAAGTGAGGAGTTTTTTATACCTTATCGTAGTCCTTTTGATAGAAGAATACACAGGTACTTTCCTGATGTTTATATCAAATATAAGAACAAAGAAGGTATTATATCAGAATCCGTGTTAGAAATCAAGCCTAAAAAGTACACACAAGCACCTAAGAAACCTAAACGTGTAACAAAAGACTGGAAATATACAACTGAGCAGTACATACTTAACAAGGCGAAGTGGGATAGTGCTGAGATATACTGTAAAAAGAAAGGTTATAAGTTTGTGATTATTACGGAAGATGTTTTAAAACATTGGTCAACAGTTTCGCCATTATAACAGATAAATAGTATTATGACAAGCTTTGCACAACAATTAAGAAGTAGGTTATTTGGCGGCGTATTAGGTGGTTCATCTAAAGCGACAGCAGCTGCAGGTGTAGACCTGTCCAGAAAAACAAAACCAAATAGTTCTACGGCACACTTAGATACAGAAAAGAATCCATACTCATTTGGTACAGTACAATATCCAGATGATTTAGGTACAGCAGAATTTGGTCACTATATCATGTTTTACATTTACGAAGTTGCAAAGAGTAAATATGCAGGACCACAAACAGAAACAAGCGAAGTCACAAGAGAAAATGTACATGGTGTTCAAACAAAACAACAGATTACAAAAAAACATAAAAAGCAAGATGGTATTACATCATCTGCTAAAACAAGTCAACCTTTAAAAGGTGCTGAACTTGCACAAAGAGATAAAACTATCTCTATGTCTGGCGCATTAAAAAGAAGTGGTAGATTAAAACGTACTAGTGATGTTATATCATTGTACATGCCACCTAACTTTAAATCAGATTACAAAGCAAATTATAAAAATTCAGAAACAGGTCTTGCAGGTGTACTTGGTCAACAACTTGCAGAAGCAACAAGTGTTGACGGTATGTTAAAACAACTTGGTAATACAGGTACATTCAATACAATTATGAGTGCGTTAACAGATACGTTGACTATGAAATTAGCTGCTGGTGGTGCTGACTTAATTGGTGGTGGTGATTTACAAGGTGTATTAAGAAAAGGTCAACAGAAAGCATTGAACCCGGCAATAGAAGCAATATTCCAATCAGTTGATTTACGTTCATTTCAATACAGTTTTAGATTTACACCAAGAAGTGAAAGCGAAGTGCGTACAGTAGATAATATTATCAAACTATTTAAGTTTCATATGTTACCTGAGAGAGTACAAAACGAAGCAGTTGGTAGACACTTGATATTCCCTAGTGAGTTTGAAATCTATTATATGTTTCAAGGCGTAGAAAATCAATGGTACCCATTTACAGGTCAATGTGTACTTACAGACATGAGCGTAACATACGGTCCTGGTGGTGAAAGTCAACACTTTAGACCAGTTGACGGAAGTCCACCACCTACAGAAATTAATATGTCATTGACATTTACTGAAACAGAAATAATGACAAAAGAAAAAATAGTAGAAGGATATTAAGATGTACTTTGAAAAGTTTCCTACATACGAATACGACCTAAAGAACACAGATAAGCGTACACTTATAACAGATTTATTAAGACGTGTCAACCTGAGAAGTAATGTCGCAGCTAATACACTTGTTTTTGATGAGTATAATGTTGCTGATGGCGAAAGTCCTGACATTGTTGCGTCTAAGTATTATGGTAACAGCATGTATCATTGGGTTGTGGTCACAGTAAACAATGTGAAGTCGCATTATGACTGGCCGCTTGACCAAGTTGCATTGTCTCAATATGTCATTGACAAGTACGATAATCCAGACGGTACGCACCACCATGAAGTAAATGCGTCTTCAGGTGATACAACACGAAAACTTACAGTATCAAGCGACACAGCAGGCGCAGTAGCCGTGACTAATTACGAATATGAACAAACTCTTAATGATGATAAACGTAAAATACGTCTTTTAGATAGAGGTTACGTCTTACAATTTAAGGAAGAGTTTGAGAAACTAATACAAAGGTAACCTGAATGAACCAAGCAGGTGATTATAAACTAGATAGCATACTATTACATGCGCCAACAGGCACAATTGATATCAAAACATTGATGGTAGAATTGAATGTGTACGAAAGTATCCACACTAACGCAATGTATGGCAACATAGTCATTGCTGATACAAACAATCATATACAGAATATGCCTATTATAGGGCAAGAGTTATTAGAGTTTAAGTTTGGTACAGACGATAATCCAGATAACGAAAGCATAGATTTTACAAGACATAAGGCAAGAATATACAAGGTATCAGACCAAGTGCGTACCGCTGAGAGACAACAGGTCTATACATTACATTTTACAACGCAAGAAGCAATACAAAATCAACAGACAGCGTGTAAACAAGCATACGAGGGTACAACAGACGAGATAGTTGCAAATATATTACTCAATGTATTAAAGACAAAGAAAAGTATTGCGACAGAAAATTCATCACAAGGTGGTAAGTTATTAGGTAATCACTCAACACCATTTGATTTCATTACCAAGATGTTAACAAAACGTTCTTGTAGCGCACAATTTGACGCACAAGGTTATCTATTCTATGAAAACCATCGTGGATATAACTTCCGTTCTTATAAAAATCATACACATAGAACGCCAGGTGTAGAAAGAACCGTACAAGAAGAATACATTGTACAACCTAGTGAACGTAATAGCAGTATAGCGGAAGACATGAAGTCCGTATTAGAATATCGTATAATGAAAAACCAAGATGTTATGGCAGCGATTAATACAGGATTAACAGCGAGTACAAATTACAATTACGACTTTACGAACAAATCCTTTTCTGTTCTATTCAATAACTACATGGAAAACTTCACACAAGAAGTACATACAACAGTAGGTAAGAATATAGGGTCATTGTTTACCATGACACCAGAAACAAATAATGGCGACACATTGTTTGATAAAAATGACAGTAAGATAATGATTACCACAAAAGATGTCGCATTACATAGTCAAAAGAAAGGTGATGGTAAATACGATAATCACACAGGTAAAACACAACAACGTAACCACGATAGATTACAACATGACCAGATAGCCGCAAAATGCACAGTCTTTGGAAATTCTAATCTAGCCGCAGGAGACATTATACACCTACGAGTTCCTTCCTACGAACCACTCGACAAGACTAGCACAAGAATACACGACGCTTTCCTCTCAGGTCGTTGGCTACTGACCAACGTAGTGCATACGCTAAATAGTACCAGATATACAACGACATTTGATTGTGTGAGGGATTCCGTAGAACAACCTTATACAAGTACAGACCAAAGTATATTACAAAATGTGGATAACGAATGATACTTACAATAAACAACGAAGATTACCATACATTTGATGTTGCGTTATCAGACGAACAACGAGGTACGTTAATTTCAATGATTGATGATGAAATTCTCAATAACCACGACAAAACAGTATCATTATATCAAACATATGCTGATTTACATATTACCTATATGACAGACTGGAAGTTTTTTTTAGAACGTATGGAAAAATACATGCATAGTATCAATCCACATGCAATCATAGATAAATGTTGGGCAAACGTATCAACTGTAAACAATGATTATGGTATGCATAAACACACAACGCCATATACACTTGTTTATTATCTACAAAATAAATATCCTGAGTATGGTACAAACATAGACAATCAATGCATATTACCGGCAATAGAAAATACATGTATGATAATGAATGGTCAAATACCACATAGTATTGTGAATATGCCAAAAGAAGTCGCAGAAATTAACAAACGATATAGTATAGTGATTAATTATAATGTATAGACAAAGTAATATTGAAGGTGTAACAATAAGAGACAATACAGATTACTGTATAGAACCAAATGTTGCAATAGAGATAAGTGAAGGACAACTATGCTTAACAACATATGACCCTCGTCCTGTACGACATGATATAGACATACAAGAGGATACAATATTGAGAAATAGTACAAATACAAAACAATACATATACACGAAAGGTATGGTAGGACCAGTGAGTAAACAGGTCCAAAACGAGATAGTGATAAAGAAAGGTAGACAAAAGAATGTATAAGAGAGGACCACTAAAACCTTTATGTTACATGAGCAAAAGTTTACAAAGTTTACAAAATCTTGTAAATACTTTACTGTACGCAAATGCTGTAAAGAATATGGATGCTAGTCCTTTAAAACAAACAACTTATCGACACAGGAAAAATTTTAGATGAAAAATTATTACATTGGTGTGGTAGAAGACCGTAACGATCCTGATTTACTTGGGCGTTTTCGTTGTCGTGTATTAGGTCTACACCCTATAGAACAAAACATCTTACCAACGAGTGACTTGCCATGGGCAACTGTAGTAGTACCCTCTGGTGGTAACTCTGGTCTAGGCATGACGCCGCCTTTCTTTGTAGAAGGCACGTGGGTCTATGTAACGTATAGAGACGAAGATAAACAAGAACCT